CTCATCAGTCATCGAGGAGCTGTTGAACGTGTCTTCGTATAAACGAAGCTTTTTAATGTTGTCAGCAGACATGATTTAAACTAATTATTAAGGGTTACAAAAGATCTTTCAATGAAGGTAATTGCTTTGGCGCTTTGTAGGACGCTTGACCGCCCTTCATCCGCTGGTTAGCGGGTTTTTTCTGCTGCAACTTTTGCTTAAGATTCTGTGCTTTCTTAGTATTCTTAGTATTACTAACAAGCTTGTTTAGGTCGAATTTCTTCCATAACAAGTATTCCATAGCAACCTGGGTTTCTAAGTCCATTTGCTCTCTATCAACGAGACGCTGAGTTCGCCCGTCCTTATCAACGGCATCGCTCATCCAACCGAAGAATTTCTTCCGATCGGCATTGGGAATGAGGAAGCCTCGTACATTTCCTTGCTCAATTGTGCTTTGGATTGCTCCCCACTGTTGTTGAACTTGTTGCTGTTGACTTTCAGCTTGTTCTTGCTGCTGTTGCACTAATTGCTTAGCTTCTTTTTCTTGGGCAACTTTTAAGCGCCCTAGCCCACGATTTGCTTGGCTCATTAGAATACCAGCTTCTACGTATTCTTGAATGGTGTCAGACACTTCGTCAGGTTGGTATCCTTGTCGAGTTAAAAACTCTTGTACAACCATCCGTTGCATGCTTACATCTTCGTCGCTAAGTTCAATTGCTCCGTAGTCTACAGTAGGACTCGTTGCTTGGAAGTACTTCTTTGGGTCGCCTCCATTATAACGAAACTGCAGATACTCTTCGACATCTGGGAATTGAGAAAAAACTGTGTCTAACTGCTCTTTAGCAATTTCATTAGCAACTGATTGCGTAAATTCTGCTACGCCATCATAGTCTTCGCTGAATTCTCCTGCAATTTCGTAGCCCATTTTCTGACGCAAGGTGTCAATTACACCCGGGTCTTCAGAGTCTTCGGCTTCTGTACTGTCAGCAAGTTCGGAAGGTTCCTCTGCATCGGTAGCTACAGGAATATCTTCCTGCTCTTCTACTTCAGCTTGTGGGGTTTCTTCCACTTCTTCGTTTTGCACTTCTTCTACTTGCTCAACTTCTTCTGATTCCGGCTCTGGGATACTAGAAGGCGAATTGTCATTCAGGAGGTTTGCCACGCTGACTTGACTGAGATCTAATGATTTTTCTTCTACCATTTCTACAAAAGTATTTAATATACCGATTTATATGACGGAATATACCGTCACTGTGTTTGTTTTATTACTATGAACCTTTTTGCCGTTGTAGCTCTACTTTTTGTTTTTCAACATCTAGCCTAGCTCGGTCAATTTCGTCTTTACGCCCATTCCCATCCGCATCTGAGGTAAGTTTTGTTGCCAAATCCATCTTTTTCAACTCTAGTTGTAAGATGCGGTCTTTCTCTTTCTCCCCTGCTTCAAAGTCTTGCTTGTTCTGCGCTATCTGTTGCTGCGACTGCAATTGAGCTTGTACTTGCTCTTGCTGCGCTTTTTGAGTTTGTTGTTGCAGCTCTTTCTGCTTTGTGTCTACTTCTGCTAGTAGCCCTTTAATCTTACTGAAGTTATTACTGTCTAGTATTTCTGCAATGGTACCGGGCTGCTGCCCATTTTGCGCCATCGCTTGGGCTAAACCTTTCAGTTGCTGCAGTTTGTCTTGTTCACGGCTGTTGTTCTTAACAAATACGCCATATTCTGCTTCTTGATACTCGTCAGGATCTATAGCTAATAACGCAGTACGTAAATCACTAGTTACATACGTCATTTTCTTGCCTTCACGCCATGCAATTTTACTAGTGTCTAGAAGTCCTAGGTATTCGCGTTCAATAAAGTTTTCAAATCTGCGGAAAAGCTCTTCAGAAATTACTGATGACTGGAAAATTGCACGCTCTGTAACACCCACGCCGTCAGATGTTTTGACTTGGCCCTTCCGTTGGCGGCTTACCCCAATCATCTCTTCCCATTCAGCTTTGATAGCTTGCAACAACTGAAATTGGGCTGCGATATACTGCCCTAAAGACATGTCTAGTACCTGATACTGATTAAAACTTACCCGCTCGTTATTCTTGCCCTCTGCAGTAGAGTCAATAAACGCGTAGCCCATAGCATCCGCGTAGTACATAAATTTTTCTTCGTCCCAGCCATGACGCTTTGGAATGGTGTTCATTTCCATAAGCATAATCTTGTCTTTGTTCTTAGCAATAGACAATTCTAAGCGATAATGAAAAACATTATAAAGCACTTGGTATGGTAGCCCCATACTTACAACGCTAATATTATCGCTATGCCTATTACTGTATACCCGCCCATTATAGGGAAGTTTACAGACAGAAATATTATTCATTTCATTGCGCTGCACTGGATGCGGTCGGGCTGTAACAAAAATGTCTTTATCAATTTGATAGCCTTCCCGGACTTCATTTACCCAGTAATACGCAATCTCTTCACCCTCTTCTTTCTTGTAGCTTTCATCTACAACTACTTCCTGTTCCTGCCCCAGCTCGTCAGTAAACGTTAAAATACCTACACGGCTAAAAGACTTCCAGCATACGTGAAGAACCTCAACCATACGATCTGATTCGTCATCTTCAGGCTTATTGATAAACATACTCTGTGCGCCCCCATAGCCATCTCGAGATTTAGCACTAGGTGCTTCTAACCCGTCAATTTCTTTTGGAGTCAAGACATCGTAAAATCGGTCTACCACCTGATTAATGCTCATAATCTGACGCCTGACTACCCAGTCCGCATCTTCAATAAATTCTGTGTCTGGCCCTTTCTCGTAATCAATATCAAGAGGCGACACTATATCATACTCAACGTCGTTCATACAAACGTCCTTGTAAGTGTAGCATTCGCCTGCAACAAGCCAATCAAAAAACAATCTTTGCGACTTATCCTCAAAATTCAGCCAATCGAAAAGGTAGTTAAGCACTTCTTGCCCAGTAATAGCTCGACTATCCTTGTAGCCAGTCATAACCTTTTCCATATACTCTTCTGGAACTGGCATTTCTTCTGATGGCTGTCCCGTTTCTAAGCCCTGAGCGTTAGCCTCATTAATAAAAAGCTGTTCTAAGTACTCCCGGTATTGCTTCTGACGAAATTTATCAAAGCGAGACTCGATATCGGCATTACGTACCACTACCTGGTAAGACAACGGTCGTTTGGCTTTCTCCCCAAGCAAAAGATCGACAATAGGCTTTATAACATTGTAGTTACGTAAACGCGCTGGGAAGTTCTTTTTTGACCAGGCCTCGCTGTTATAAGGGTTTGTTACGTAGTTGTAATCAGACTCTCGTAGATTACCATTGTAAGCTTCGTAATAAGTCTGAAGCGTATGTTTTGTGCTGGTGCTAAAAGACGAGCGGTTAATAAACGCACGAATGCAGTCTTTAGCCCATTCCTTAGTCTTTCTAGACCGTGCAATTTTTTGTTTTGGAATATGATACATTCGTATGCGTTTTATGAAAAGAAGGCTCGGTCAAAAAAAGTTTCATTAGTAGATTGTTCTATAACCTGTACTTCTTTAGAGTGTAAGTCTTTAAGGTGAAACATCCCCACCATTAGTGCTGAAACGCGGTCAAAATTACCACGCCGGTTGTACTTTACTAGCTCATCTATTAATGCAATATCATATATTTGATGTAAGTTTAGCTTTACCTGCCCTGCCTCATCACGACCTCGCGGTGTTTTGAGCCAGTCTCGCAAATAAATTTCCGCCTGACCTTTACGTTCTTTACTACCCATGCTCATGCCGTAACTACGGCCGAGCTTGCGTATTCGCACGTTGTCAGTCTTATCAAATATCTCTACTTCTGGTAAGAGCTGTTGCATAAGCTTATGACGCTTTGCAAAAGGTATAATCTCACCCCGGTCATTCTCGAATCCTATACGAGCATTAAAATACTTTGACAACAAAAATAGTGTATTGTTGTATTCATCCTGCGTATCTGGTCTACCGATATATGAAGCAACAATCATATCATCCGGTTGACTGTATGGATTAACACGTTTTATAACATATGCTGCCCCCAATGATTGTCCCCGCCCATCTTGAGCATAAGGGTCATGCGCAATGATATACAAGTCTCGAGGAACTTCGTCATTTTCTTTGTATGGAGACTGGTAAATAACTACACAACCAGTAGTGTCATCCCCACGTTGCGTAGGAAATTTAAGCACAGGTCGTAAGCGATCGTCTGGTTTAAGCTTAATGCCATCCGAAGTCTGAACTAAGTGTCCCGCTACAGCCAAAGACTTAAACATACCGCTACGCATCAGCTCATTCCGCCAGTCCATCAAGCTGGCTGTAGGAAAGATATTGCTAGAGTGCTGTAAGAAAGCCTCCTTAGGTGTAAATGGATACTCGGTAATATGCTTATCTAGTACACCTGCATCTTTAGCGTCTCGTTTAATTTGCTCCCGCTTTGCCTCCTCAGACTGTTATCATT